CGACCAGCTCCCGATCTACGTGCCCAACAACGGCGACGCACGCAGGGTTTCAATCAGCCAGCTGCTGCAATACTTCCAGCAAAGTTTCGCCTCTCCGACTTTGGCGACAAGCATCTTCACGCCAGGCACTGGCTTCAACGTGGCCGTGCCGACACCAGTCGCACAGCAACAGTGGATGCTGATTCAGCCCGCTGGCACCTTGGCCACAGGAACAGTGACGCTGCCTTTGAACACTCAGACGCCAGACGGAACCGAGGTCTTGGTCACCACCACACAGCAGATCACCACATTCACGCTTGCGGCCAACGGCGCTGCACAGCTCTACGGCGCGCCCACAACGCTGGCCGCGCAAGACAACTTCCGAGTGCGCTTCGTGCAGGCCACCAACAGCTGGTATCGCATCGCTTAAACCCCATCCAAGGAGATCCCCATGTTCATTCAGCCATCGACCACCACCAACGACGTTGATCTGCCAATCGCGGCAGGCCAGTTGATAAGCATCGGCAGCACAGGCAACGAGCCCACCACCGTCCAACTTCAAACAGCCTACCCAGGCCAAGCATGGATTTACACCACCATCGGCAGCCTGTTTAACAGCGCCCAGACCTTTGGCCCATACGGTCAAGATCGCGTCATCCGCATCTCCAGCCGCAACGCTCAGGTCGAATACGACATCAGCACACAGCCCAAGCTGCGCAGCTTCCCTGCGCTGGTGCTTGGCAGCCTTGAGCCTGTAAGTTTGGTGCAACCTGCGGCCACCTTTGTGACCCTGACCTATGACGACGACGCAGGCGACGTTAAGCTGGTCAGCGCAGGCGTGCATGGCCTTACCAATGCAGTCGCGCAAGGCTCAGACCTGTTTATCACCTGGACTGGCGGCACAGCCACCACAGGCTTCTATGAGGTGCTGGACGCTGACACGGCCACAGACGAGGTGACCATCGACTTGCCTTACATCGCATCCACCGTAACCATCAGCATCGCAGCCCCTGGCGTGGTCACATGGACTGGCCACGGCTTGTCAGTCAACGACACGATCCGCTTCACCACCACAGGCGCACTGCCCACAGGCCTAGCCATCAACACCACGTACTACGTCAAAACCGTGCTGTCGGCCAACACCTTCACAGTCTCCACCTCGGCAGGCGGCGCAGCAGTTACAACCAGCGGCACACAGTCCGGCACGCAAACAGCCCTGGTCTGGTACGGCGTCGCAGTCGCAGCCGTGGCCAACACAGCTGTCACCTTGGCGTCTGTTGTTGTCCCAGGCTGGTCAATGGGCGTCGGCGGCGGCATGGAGATCGATGCGCTCTACAGCCTCACCAACAGCGCAGCAGCCAAGAACATCGGCATGACCTACGGCGGCGGCGTGCTCATGGCAGTCAGCGCGGCCAACAACGCCAGCGCCTGCGCTCAAAAGCTCATGTGCAACCGTGGCAGCTCTCAGGTCATCAGCAACGCAGCCAACCAGGTCGGCCACGGTCTCTCCACTGGCGCAAACGTGGTGCTGAACGTGGACGCAACGCAGAACCAAACCTTTGCTTTCACAGCGCAACCAGCAACGGCCAACAACGTCGTCACGCTGGAAGCCTTCAAGCTCTACATCAGTTTCTGACCATGGCCACCAAAGACACCAGACTGGCACGCGCAGGCGTCGAGGGCTACAACAAGCCCAAGCGCACGCCTTCGCACCCTACCAAGTCACACGTTGTGGTGGCCAAGTCTGGTGACGAGGTGAAAACCATTCGCTTCGGTCAACAAGGCGTGTCCGGCTCTCCCAAAAAAGAGGGCGAATCCAAGGCCAGCCAAGCGCGGCGCGAATCATTCAAAGCTCGGCACGCTGACAACATTGCCAAGGGCAAACTGAGCGCAGCATGGTGGGCATCAAAGGTTAAGTGGTAAGCCATGCAAATCCCAATCCTCAACGGCATCTATGCCGACTCTACCCCAGAGCTGCGCACCTCCTACCCGGTCAACATGGTGCCAGTGCCCAAGCAGTCTGGCATCAGCAACGGTTTCCTGCGCCCCGGTGACGGCATCGTGGCCAACGGCGCAGGCCCAGGCACAGACCGTGGCGGTGTCAATTGGCAGGGCATCTGCTATCGAGTCATGGGCTCCAAGCTAGTGACCGTGGCCAGCACCGGTGCGGTAACAGTTCTGGGCGATGTTGGTGGGCCAGTCAATACCTCAGTGACGTTCGACTACAGCTTCGACCGCTTGGCCATCGTATCCGGTGGTCGCCTGTACTACTGGAACGGCGCACTCACGCAAGTAACAGACACCGACTTGGGTGTCGTTTTAGACTTGGTGTGGGTTGACGGTTACTTCATGACCACCGACGGCGAGTTCCTCATCGTCACCGAGTTGAACGATCCCACCCAGGTCAACCCCCTCAAATACGGAAGCTCAGAGGTGGACCCAGATCCAGTGGTTGCATTGCTCAAGCTCAGAAACGAGGTCTATGCACTCAACCGCAACACTATCGAAGTGTTCGACAACGTAGGCGGCGACTTGTTCCCATTCGCACGTATCGACGGCGCTCAAATCCAAAAAGGCGTAGTCGGCACCTTTGCCTGCTGCGTCTACTTGGAGCGCATCGCCTTTTTGGGCAGCGGCAGAAACGAAGCCCCAGGCATATACATCGGGGCAGCAGCCACTACCCAGAAGATCAGCACACAGGAAATCGACCAACTGCTTTTGACCTATACCGAAGAACAGCTTGCCACCGTCAAACTGGAAGCACGCAACGACAAGAACCACCAGCACCTCTACGTCCACCTGCCAGACCGCACCGTGGTCTACGACGCATCTGCATCCGAGGCGCTTGGCGATCAGGTCTGGTTTACGCTCACCAGCACCATTGTCGGCTTTACCCAATACCGCGCACGCAATTTGGTCTGGGCCTATGACAAGTGGCTAGTGGGCGACCCACAAAGCAGCGCCATCGGCTATTTAGTGCAAAACACCGGCCACCATTGGGGCCAGCAAGTCCGCTGGGAATTCGGCACCATCATCGCCTACAACGAGGGCAACGGCGCGATCTTCAACCGCCTTGAGCTGGTCAGCTTGACCGGCAGCGTGGCCCTTGGCAAGAATCCCCAGATAAGCACCAGCTACAGCGTCAACGGCCTTGCATGGAGTCAGGACAAAAGCATCGCAGTCGGCACCACAGGCAACACCGCCAAGCGCCTCGCATGGTTTCAGCAGGGCCACATGCGTAACTGGCGCATTCAGCGTTTCCGTGGCGACAGTGATGCCCACATTTCCTTTGTTCGCCTTGAGGCGCAGATCGAGGCATTGGCATACTGATGGCAACCGCACCCACATCCCGCAGGCTCAACCTTACCCGCGACCAGCTTGCAACTTTCCTTGGCGACCAGCAGCAGATTCGTCAGTTCGAGCTACTGTTTTCTACAGTTGATCAGATCCAAGGCATATTGGGAACCGACTTTGAGTATCAAGCAGACACAGCAGCAGCAACCGCTAACAGCGCACTAGCCCAAATCACCAGGCTTGCTCAGGCTTTAGAGTTGCTGGCACTGGCCCCTGTGCGTAACAATGTCCAGCTAGAGCACGACGTCAATGGCATCTTGCCAGTAAAAAATGGTGGAACTGGTCAAAGCACCTTCACCAATGGCCAGCTCCTGATTGGCAACAGCACCAGCAACACGCTGACCAAAGCCACACTCACCTCTGGCGCAGGCATCAATATCACCAATGCAGCCGGCGCCATCACCGTAGCAACCTCAGGCGGAATCTCTGGAACAGCAGCATTGGCAAAGCTCACAACCCTCGGCACAGACGGGTCTCTTACCTTCACCGATGGCATCATCACCGCATACGTTGCGCCAACATAAGGAAATACTATGGCAGTCACAATCAAGGTGCTAATCCCAGCAAAGCAGGCTGAGAACGCACAAACTACCCAGTACACAGCCGTGAACTGCAAGGCCATCATTGACAAATTTACCGTGACCAACACCACAGCAGGTAACGTGACGATCAGCGTCAACTTGGTGACAAGTGGCGGCGCACCAGGTGCAAACAACTTGATCATGGACACTCGCGCCATCGCACCCGATGAGACCTACACCTGCCCAGAGTTGGTTGGTCAGGCTCTCGAACCTGGCAGTTTTATTTCCACCATCTCCAGCGCAGCCACCTCGCTGACCATCCGCGCCTCTGGCCGCGAAATCACTTAAAGGAGAAACAGTATGGACAAATTCATGATGATGCCCAAGGGCTTCATGGGCCTGCCGGTCGAAGAGGAATTCATCACCGCAGCCGAGAACAAGAAGAACACCCAAGTGGTGATCGACGACTGGATGCTCGGCCCAGAAAACCCCAGCAACGAACCCACAGCCAACAAGGTGTATTGGGTCGCGCTGGGCAAGGCCATGCAAGTGGACGAGAAAGAAGCCCGTCGTCGTCGTTGCTCAAACTGCGAGTATTACGACAACAGCACCATGACCCAGGCCAAGATGGAGCGCATCCCGCGCAACGATTGGGACACCGATGCCGGTTTCCGTGGCTACTGCAACAAATTCGACTTCATCTGCCACGACCTGCGCTCCTGCCAGGCTTGGGAAGAGCGCGAGTTTGAAATGGAAGATTGACGGTTCGTCAAAATGTGGGAAAATCAAGCCGCTGAGGAAAATGCTACCAGCGGCATCCAATGAATATTGAGGTGTTTTATGGGTTTACTTAGCGCACTGGGCGGAGCTGTAGGAAATGCCGTGCTCCCCGGCTTTGGCGGTGTAATAGGCGCAGGTCTTGGCGGAGCAATCGAAGGGCGTAAGGCAGTTGGTGAAGCCTCACAAGCCCAACAACAAGCAGCCCAAGGCGGCATCGACGAACAGCGCCGACAGTTTGACGCCATTCAACAACTTTTAAATCCTTACGTTGAAGCAGGGCGGGGCGGCATTACAGGCCTTCAACCATATGCCCAAGCTGGCGAGCAGGCCTTTGGCCAACAGCAAGCCTTTTTGGGTCTGCAAGGACCACAAGCACAGCAGCAAGCCATTGCTGGATTGCAATCAAGCCCACAGTTTCAGGCCATGCAACAGCAGGGCGAAAACGCCATCCTCCAAAACGCATCTGCTACAGGTGGCTTGCGTGGTGGAAACGTCCAAGGCGCACTTGCTCAGTTTCGTCCAGCCTTGCTCTCCAGCCTCATCAATCAACAATACGAACGCCTCGGCGGACTGGCAAGCGTTGGCCAAAGCACACAGCAAAACCTCGCAAGCCTTGGTCAGAACGCAGCAGCCGGTGTTGGCAATGCTGGCATGTCCACAGGTGCAAACATTTCCAACCTTTTGGGCAGACAAGGCCAAGCCCAAGCCGGTGGCATCCTTGGCCAGCAAAGCGCCCTCACGGGTGGCATCAACCAAGCCTTTGGTGCAGTCCAAGGCGCAGGTGGCTTTGGCCAATTGTTTGGTGGCGGTGGAGGCTCAGGCCTGCAAGCCCAATTCTCACAAACCCCCATCGGCTCCTCTGGCTTTGGCTCTGGTCTCGCCTACGGCAACCAAGACCTTGGCTTGAACTTTTAAAGGCGCACCATGGAACCAATCAACTATCTAGCACAAGTCGCAGATCCATTTGCTCAGGCAACGCAAGGCCTCAAGCTCGGCGCTGGAATGGCCGATTTGCAACAGCAACAAGTTGCTCGAGAACAGCAACAACGCCAGCAGCAACTGGCCGCGCAGGAACAGGCTCGATTTTTCACGAATCCGAACCCCACCATGCGTGACGCTGCACGCTACGCCTCACTGCTCTCGCCAGAGCAGTCCAAGGCCTTCCTGCCATTCATGGAAGGCATCAGCAAAGAGCAGCAGCAAAACACACTGAAAAACACTGGCCAGCTTCTCTCGGCACTGCAAACCAATCCGGAAATCTTCATTAGCAAGGCCAAAGAAAACGCACTCGCAGCACGCAACAGCGGAGATGAGGAAGACGCCACCTTGTTCGAGCAAATGGCCGAGGCAGCCGCAGACCCACAGCGCGGCCCAGCCGTTGTTTTTAAATCTCTCGCAGCTCGCACAGCAGGCATCCCAGGCGCAAAGGAATTCTTTGAGACCATTGATAAGAGTTTGAGCACTGCAAGGGCAGAAGCCCAAGCCCCGCCAGAGTTGCAAAAGAAGATCGCAGATGCCAATGCTGCTGTCGCGGATGCAGAGAAAAAGGTTGCCGAAGCCAAAGACACGCCTGCCAGATTGGTGGCAGAACAAGAGAAACGAGTTGCAGACGCAAACAAAGCAAAGGTCGAGGCAGAGTTTGCAGGCCCACTGGCACAAGCCAATCTAAATCTGAACGCTGCACAGATCAAGAACATCAACAGCGAGATCAGCACACGAGCCGCCAAGTTGAATCTTGACCGCCAGACCATGCAGGCCACGGTCGCCGAAAAGCTGTCAACCATTCAAAAAAATATGAATGAAATGCCAGCCGACACCCGCAAGTTGGTCAACGAATCCGCTGTGACGGCGGCAGCGGCTAAACAATCGGCTGGTCAATTTAACGATCTTGCAAAACAATTAGAAGCCGCTGGTGGTGGTTACGGCGTGTTTAGCAGCGCCTCAGAATTCCTGAAAAAAGGGACAGGCTTTCAAGGTGGACTTACGCAACTTCGCAACGAGTACACACGTTTGCGAAACTCAGCCGCCATCAAGTCATTGCCACCAGGCCCAGCCACCGATGCAGATATTCAATTGGCCTTAAAGCCTTTCCCGCCCGAAACCGCTGACGCTAAAACAATGGCGAGTTTTCTTCGGGGAATGGCTAAATTGCAAGACATCGAAGCATCCGTGGCCAACGCCAAGACCGACTGGCTGGCCAACAACAACGGCGTGCTGACCCGTGCACGAAACACCTTCCAGGCTGGCGACTACGCCACAAAGCCGGGCGAATCCTTCAACGACTTCACGCAGCGCGTCGTGCAAGACGTCAGCAAGCGTTACAACCCAGCCGCCCAAACCCCACTGGTCGAGCAGATCCCCACAGATCGCACCCCACGACCAGCAGCAGCCACAAGCAACATCCGGTCGCAAGCTGACGCAATCCTGCGCGGAGGTCAATAAATGGCAACAGCCGACGAATACGCAGCCTGGATCGTCAAGAATTCCGCCAAGCGCGGAACGCCTGAGTTCGACACCGTGGCGCAGGCCTACCAGCTGGCCAAGGGCGAGGAGAACACGGCCACCTTCCAGCAGCAGAACGCACCACTGCCACGCGAACCAGGCATCGGCCAGCAACTCATTGGCGCTGGCGAGACTGCGTTGACCTTGGGCACAGCGGCCACAGGTGGCACGCTTGGTACGCTGGCCGGAACTCTCCAGGGCTTGTCCCAGCAGATCCTCTCCGGTCAGTTCGGAACGCCAGAAGCCATGCGTGCGGTCGAGCAAGCAGCGGCCAAGGGCGCACAGGCGCTCACCTACCAGCCACGCACTCAAGCTGGCCAGGAGCAAGTGCAAGCCGTGGGCCAAGTCCTGGCCAACGTCCTGCCACCAGTCCTGCCTGCAATCGCAGCCCCAGGCGCTGTCATGCAAGCCGCACGCACCGCAGCCCCAACCGTAGGCGCAGCCCGTCAGATCGGAACAGCAGCAGGCCAGCGTGCGGCCACAGCAACAGGCCAAGCCATCGCCAGGCCAGTGCAAGCGGCCACCACAGCCGTGCGCGAGACCTTGGGCATGGAGACCCCGGCCGTGGCCACCACAGCCCCAGCAGCAGCTGGTGCACGGGTCTCGGGCGGTGCAGCAGCTACCCCAGAGGCCATGCGACGCGCTACCACGGCAGAAAGCCTGCCAGTGCCAGTCACCCTCACCAAAGGCGCGGCCACCAGGGACGCACAGCAGCTGGCCTTCGAGAAGGAACAAATCAAGAGCGATCTGGGCGGCCCCCTGCGCCAGCGTG